GGCCGTTTTGCCAGTTGGCCTTGCGACCCCCCGGACCGACAAACCGCTCAACGCAACCCAAGAGCTTGGCAAGCCGCGTCAAGCGATGGCCCGCGCCACCGCCGCCCTTCTTCGCCATGATCTTGGTGACCTCGTACACGGCGTCGTGTTGCTTGCCGTTTTTAACGCCTGCATCGTTTTGGTGCAGTCGAAAGAAATCGACAACGTCAGACACGTGCTTTTTGAGCTCCGTGTATTTGAAGTGCGCCAGCATAAACGCGGCAGTTGGCGGACCAGAGAACCGAGCATACGTTGGGTCGATGCTGTCGAGAGCCCGGAGCTGTTCTTGAAAGAACTGCACGCAGGTTGCAACAGATGCCCTACGAAGATTTGCCGGCGCGCCTGGAATCTCGTAGAGCTTGCCAACTTCCCACAGCGCCTCCTTCATCGCCGCAACGATGCCCTTGCACCCGCGGAAGAACGGAGACTTGTATTCGATATCAAACTGCTTGAACGCGCTGAATAGCTGATCAGCCGCGTCCTTTACCTGGCCGCTGTTGTCGAAGGTGTAGTACTCTTCGATAACGGCGTTTTCGTCTTTTACGTAGTGAACAACTACGTTTACATAATCAGGTACAGTTTCGGTGAGGCCATTGGCCCAGCCGTACGACCTAGTGTGCCCGTCGAGCTTATACATGAACCCAGCCGCCGTCACCGCCATGTGGACGGTGTAATGAGCCTCACGTAGTTTCGCGAGGTATGATTTGGCTTTACGCCAGTGCCGTTCCGTATCGCGCTGTACGGGCGCATCCGGCACGGCAAGCCATTTTGCCAGCGGCATCTTCAACGTCGCCGGCTTCCCGACTTTGGCGGCGCTGCTAATTTGCTTTTGCTTTTTCACCGCAGTTATCGCTGCTTTTTTTGCAGCGCGCGTTTCCATTCCGCTAGTTTGCGGACGTTCCTTGCGAGACATACTTACCCCTTCTGTTTCGAGGATTAGTTACTAGAAAAATCAACCGGCGACTTCGATCTCTCTGCCTTTGCCGACACTTCGGCTTCGGGCAGCAACTCGAACATACCCATTTCAACGTCCACAAAGACGTCGTTATACGGCCCGAACAACGACTGTCCAGTCATAATTCGGCACCGCATATGGGGTTCAACTAGCTGCCCTGCCGCATGTTCGTGCGGCAGGCAAAGCGTAATTGGAAAATTAACGTCGTCAGGCAGGGCGTCAATAAAATCCTGCCGAACAGCGCGGTTGTAGTTCTTCACAATTGCGCGTTTGTTAATTTTGTCCAGCATTTCTTTGTTGCAGTACTTGATCTTCATGTGACCTCTAGTAGTAACGAACGCACGCGTACCAGCCATTTTGTCCGCGGGCCACGCCGATATCCCTCGGCTTGCGCTGGCCCCAGAAGCAGCACCGACGGATTGCGTCGTCGGCGCTTGCGGAGCTGTAACCAACGCCCTCATAGCCCGAATTTCCGCCAAAATGCCGACACGAGTTTGACCGTGCCTGCAGTTCAGCAACTCCTTGTGCAGAATTTGTATCTGCCGTTCCGCGCGTCGGCTCGTACGACATATACGCTTCTACCGGCTGCTTTACCGCCGGCGCGGGTCGCGAATACGTGTGGTTACGCCGCGGCCAAGCAAAAGCCGGCGACGCACAGAGCAGCATAGCGATCAGAGCAGAAAAAACAACCTTGCACATGAGAACCTCCGTGAGAAAAAACCATCCGTGACTACCGACGTTTTGCCGGTTTGCTTTCTAATTCTTTTGCGAGATCTTTACCTCGCCCGAGCATCCACGATTCTGGCTCAATTTTGCGTAGCCAGTCGGCGACAGTCGGAATATGCCCGAGATCTTCTTGCACATGCTGTTCGCCGATGTACCGCACCGGGACAACGCGACCATCAGAGTTTGTGATCGTGACGCCAAACACGCGCTCAGCCTCGAATATGCCTTCAGAGTGATGCCGGAGCGCGCGATGTCGGAAATCGGCCATATGGGCTTTGGACGCGTCAAACCAGTTGTGGATGGGCTGGTAATCATCGACGCATCCGCCCCACTTTTTTACAGAAGAGAGCGCGTGATGATATGGGTGCGCCATACCGCACTACAAATCAAATGTCTTTTTATGCGAGTCGTACTCAATTAGGCGATCGTTATGTTCGCGCTCTAGTTTGTTTGTATTGAGCGTAAGCGTCAGCTCGCCCATGCTGCCGTCATTGATTTCGAAGCCGCTAGGTATAAACTCCCAAAACAGCTGCTCTATTTTTTCTCTCCAGTTTTCAACGCTTTTTGGCCACGGCATGTAATTGTCGTTTACATCGGATGCAGACACATTGTATATGTTGCCCGAATCGCCTTCGCCGTTATATGACGCGTGCACTTTGTAAATACCAGCGCCAAACAACTCCGGACAAATTGCGGCCAAAGCTTTCTTCGCAGCTTCATGCGCGGCCTCTGAATCGCTTCCTGGGTCGCGCCGGAGCTTTTCAAATAACTCAAATACGTCTGTAAATGTGTCAGTTACAAGCACGCGGGCTGTAGTTCCGCCGGGTGCGCACTTCACAACTGTGATTTTTGTTGGTTTTGTTCGCGTTGCTTTTTTTGCGGTTTTCTTAGGCATGGATTGTGGTTTCCTTTAATAAGACGCGTAAACTTTACACGGCTTTCCGAGCTCTTTTTCTTTACGTTCCGCCAGCTCGACAAAATCGCGAAACGATTGAATTACAGCTTCGACGTGTTCAGCGCCAGCTTCCGGATAAACGCGTTGGTACTGTTCACGTACCGCTTCTTCTACGCTCATGTCGGGCGTCACGCGATCCGGCATAATAATGGCATCGCGGTTTTCATTAATAATGCGTTCAAAATCTTCTGGACCTGCAATTTTGTGATCATGCACTGCTTGCGCCATGAACATTGCGATCGCGTGTCCGCCGTTACAGCCTGTAGCCGCCTGCGACTTTTCTGTTAGTCGGGCGCGCATTTTGGCCGCAGGAATTCTCGCAATACAAGTCCGCGACTCGAACGCTTCTCGTACAAGAATTTGAGTGGCGTACGGCCCGCCGCGGTACGACTCGCGTAGATAACCTAAATGCCCGTCTGTTGTAGAAAACATTTCAATTTTGTCGTCTTTCGGCCTGTTTTCCATCCCGTCCCATTTCAGAAAAATGTCGATTCCCATGACGCGCCTGGTGTTAAAGTGAAAATAGGGGCGCCGAATACGATATTCGGCGCCCCAAACAGCATTAGACGGCGTTACGCCGCGATATCAGCGGACAGGCCGGAGCACTGTCCGGCTGTTCTTCCGCACCACCGTGCCGCCAAAAAGACGGTTACGGCACGACTCCGAATTTCGCTCTTCCACGCTGTAGAGCCGCGTACCGCACTGCCCGTTTGCGCAGGCACTGCGATGACACCGCCCGCCGTAGCACGGAGCCGTCTCGACGATGACCGCCGGAGTTGTGGTAGCCGCAACAACCTGCGGCTGCACCAGCACACTCTGCGTACCATCAGCCGCAATTTCTCCGCCAAACGTAGTGGCAGCAATCAGAGACACAACCGCGAACGTGAAACACGTCTTCATGAGTAAGCCCTCAAAACTACGAAACAAACGCAAACACTTCCGTATGATTGCGTAACCTAACCATTGCGCTAACTATTTTTCTGCTGAATGAACGCTGTGCAGAATTCGAAAGTACCGCGCAGTTCTTCATCGTAAGCTGGTCGCCCCCACTCGCGCTTATACACGCGCTCTATCTTTTGGCGGGCAACTTCAAGTGATTGCTTATGAATTAGATCCAGCGCGTTAGGCTCGACTGGCTCTCCTAGAAAAGCTGCTCGAGCTGCATTCTTATACTCTGCATCAGTGAATCGATCAAGCATCGTACTGACAACTTTGTCGAGAATGTCGGCAGTCTCGTCGCCGTTGTAGTGATTTTCTGCAGAATGCATCCCGGGGATGTGATTCTCCAGCACAGCGCCGTCAGCGCCGCGAGATGTCCAATCTACCTGTCCGGACGGACCGTCAATACGCCACCAACCCATGGTAACCTCAACTGTAAAGTGTGTAACTAGTTGCCGTCATTTGCCCAGCTACCCAGGAGTCTCCAAACTCCTGGGTAGCTTTTGTACTTAGTTCAATCCGTCGACACGTCGACAAGCGTCTTTTCTTTCTGGAGTGCATTTCGCAAGAACCGCGTGATTTGCGGCAAGCACTGCGAAACTTGTGCCAAGAAAAGAACGTTGTTTTTGCCGTATTGTCCCTCAAATGTCGAACGATCTGACAATGAGACGCCTACAGCAAACGCGTACGTCGGAATTTTCAAACGAGTACGTACAAATGAACAAACACTCGCTACATGCTTTTCAGCTTCATCACCGCAATATCCGTTGCCGTGTGGCAGTCCGTCAGCAATAACGAAAAGATACTTTCGCTTTGCCGGATCTTGATTCAGCAATTTAGCCGTTTCTTTGATAGCGTATCCGTCGTAATTATTCGAATACGCGCGTATATGGCCGAGCGCGCCGAGATCGGCGTTCTCTGCGCTGCTGGTGGAGCTGTAATGCTCGAACAGCGTTAGATCAGATCTACCGTTTTGATTAGCTGTGTGGCCGTAAATGTGCAAATGCACGCCGGCAACTTTGCGCACAGCTTCGCTTAGGATAATACACATTTCGCGCGCCTGCTCAATCTTGCGCGCAGAAGACATACTGCCAGATTGGTCGACCAGTATGCCCACTGCTACGTCGGGCAGTTTTGATATTGTTTTCTGCGCCCATATGTACTCAGAGTCATATCTGAGTTTGTGCAGGCTGCCTTCATCAAGATCGCCAGACCGCATGCCGTAAATTTCGCCGACGCGCTTTGTGTCTTGAAACTGCAGCGCCTCTCGGATCTTTGTAACGGCAGCGCGGTTACGCGCTATAGTTTGCCTGACGATCACTTGGCCACTGGAGATTTCGGCCTTTTTCGCCTTTTTGACTTTAACAACTGGCTTCGCGTCGTCATGGTTTAGATACGCAACATAATCTTCTTCTGCTGCGTTTTTAGCCTCGTCATTTATTTGATTTACGTCACTGTCGTCTAGCAACTTTGTGACTTTTTCGACAGTTTCGCCGAATAGCGCATCGTCAATTGGGCTGATTGATTTTGCTTTTGGCGCTAACTCTTCTCTAAGTAAGGCGCCAAGTTCGTTAGCCATTTCAGATGTCCGCCCGTGACTGGCGTCATTGTGAACATTCTGCAGCAAGTCGAGCAGATCTTTTGTAGACATGCCCAAACTTTCTGCCGCGCTTGTTAGCTTATCTAGCGTATCTGCTGGCATATTTCGCAGACTTTTCGGGATATCTAACACGCCGTCGTTGTTGCGAAACGCCTCGATTAAATTCTCAAATAGCTTCTTGTTAGCTTCTTTGACGGCATTTGCAGTAAAGTCTCCTGCGTTAATATCGTCATCAGCGCCGATGCTATTCAAGAAATTTTCAATAGCTTGCTCGTGCCAACTATTTGCTGGCGGAGCATCCGCAGGATCGGCCGCCGAGGCCGCGCTATGGTGCTCGTAGCCTGCCTGCGCAAACCGCTGTGTGGCAAACCCACCGGCCCACCGAGCATTATTGATGGCGTCGCCAGCGTTCAAATCATGCCGCGTGATGCTGCTCATAGCAGTAAGCAGGCTTTTAATTTCTGACGGCTTTTTACTGCCGTCAATGCAGCTACGAGCATTTTCTACAACTGCATTGCCGTTCGTGAGTTTCGACCGCTGCTCGTTAATGCTTGCACGCGCAGTATCCATTAGCGCAGCAGGTCCGGCTGCGCTTTTGAATTCCTTTTTTGTTTTGTTGAGGTCTTTGCGCAGCTTTTCAATTACTGCCGCTTGCGCCTCAACGTTATCAAGACTTGATTTGATTTTTTCAAGTAGAGCATTAGCGCGCGCAGTTGCGTTTGCTTTGATTTCAGCCATTTTCTCGTTTAAGCTCTGCATAATTTGCGCGGACAGGCTTTTTAACGCTTCGGCCTGTTTTGCGGCTTGTTCGGACACGGGGCCGACAAAATTTGCAGGATTTGTAGCGGGAGCAAAATCAATACCGCGCTTAATTAGCTGTTCCACGTTTGCGGCAAAATGCGCCATATTAACAGCAATATTTCCGCGCAGCTCCGCGACTTTTTGCTGGGCCTGCGCTTCCGAAGCCGGAGACAGTTTGGATGCGGCAAAAAGCGAGTTTGCCGCTGTCGCTAAATTGTCAGCCAGTTTCTCATCATAAAACAGCGATAGCATATCTGCGTCGCATGTTTCTCCAGATTTGCGTATTTCATCGGCAATGCGGCGCGCGTCCGGAGATTCTTGTTCAACGCGACTCATAGCCTCAAATTCATCAATTGCATTGGCCACGCGTTGCATATGATTACGCATGGCGTCGCGTTCTTTCATATTTCTTTCTGCTTCCTCGGCGTGCTCGTCGATGATCTTTTGCAGACCACCAGCCAACGCCGCCTCAAGCGAATCTTTTGGAAGCTCGCCGCCCAGACTGGCGACATAAGCTCTCAGATCGTGCATCAAGGTTTTGCACGCAGGCAAAATCTGCTCAACGGGCAACTGCGCGCCGAGATGCTTGTTTACAATTTCGGCAACCGCGGGATCCAATGTGATCTCGTCCTCCGCTGCAGCCATGTTATACGCAATTTTTGCCGCTAAAATTTCTGCCGATACGTCGGTGTCTTTAAGCAGCGCGTCTTTTGTTGTAATAAATTTCTTTGCGTGCCGCACGAAGTATGGAGCAAACCCGCCCCAATCTTCTACAACAGCGCGCCGGCTCAGCCGCATCAGCATGCTCTTGGCAAGCACGCCCGCCGAATAATCGTTGACGACTGCGGCGGCAATATCAGCGGCATTTGCCGTTGCAATATCGGCTTTAAGTTCTTTTGCAATTTTTAGCGCCATGCCGCGCATTGACGTTTCATTGACGTCGCGAATAACGTTTGATGAAACAGATTGCGCTAGTTGCACGCGCAGCAGCACAAAGCCGGTCAGCGCGTCAACTGCCTCGTCCTCGTCCGCCGCAGCGGTGGCGTTGCAGATAGCATCCGGCGAGACATAAATTGTCTGCTGTTTGCCGGAAGCTAGTTCTGAACTCACACCATTGCTATCAGCGCCGGAACTAAATTGCACGTCATACGAAATTTTTGCCGCGGCGTTCGCCACGGTATTTGCATTTCGTTTGAGCGTGCGCAAAGCCCGGATAGCTTTGTTTTTGGTATCGCTGCTTTGATTTTGATATGTCCAAGTAGGCGATAAAAACGAGCTGCGGAATAGGCTGCTCGGCGAATAGTCGCGATACGAGCTGTATCGAAAACTGCTTTGCCGATACCAAGCTTCGTCCGAGTCGTCAAAAGCGCTACGGTATGAATACGAATCAGCCGAGCCGCGCGAATCCCGGCGTGACCCGGTATCGCTGTATCGGTCTTCTTCAAATTCAGCCCACCAGCTTAATTTGCTGTGCTCGGACGATTTTTTGCGTGCGCCGGACTTTTTGTCGTCGTCCGGCTGTTCGTCAAAAATTGTTGGTTCTTCCCAACCCATTAGTTACGCCCCTTTCGTTGCGGCAGCCGCTTTGGCCGCCAACATGTCACCAAATTTGCCCTGGATGATATTTTGAACGCGGACGCGCTCGCTATCGTCATCGCCGTCGGCTGAGAAATGATTGCTGATTGTAAACGTCAGCGTGTCGACGCCGCCGATAGCAAAGTCGTGCGCAGCAGCGATAAGCTGACGCGTTGACAAACTTTCGGTGAGCGTAGCCGAGAGTCCCGTGGAGTCCTGGCGAATCTTATTAGCCATACCGACAAGTCGGGTGGCGATATCGTCGCTGACACCAACGCGCCGGGTCAGCAGTTTAATCTCGTCTTTTTCGCCGAGGTACGACATCTCGATGACGCGCGGAAAGCGGTCACGGATGGCGCGGTCGAGCGATGACGTACCGGTATAACCAGCGCCTTCGTTCATAGACGCGAAGAACACCGTACCCGGGCCAACACAGATCTTGTCGCCCTTCTCCTCGAGATACGTGAATCGACGCGCGTCGAGCAGCGGCATCAGCGTGTTGAGCAGATGCGGATTTGCGCGATTGAGCTCGTCGAGAAGGATAACGTGATTTCCGGCAGTAACAGCGCGGACAAACTGGCTTTCGTGCCAGTAAACCGTGCCGTCTTTTGCGCCCTTGTAGCCAAACCAGTCGCGGGCCTCGCGAAGGTTGGCGCAGTCCATAATAAGCAGTGGCAGCTTGAGCCGCGCGGCAAACTGAATAGCCAGTTCGGTCTTACCGCAGCCGTGAGGGCCGAGCAGTCGAACGTTTTGCGGGCAGTTACGCCGCGAGATTTGCAGAATCTTGAACAGCTGTGCAACCTGCTCATTGATAATGTAGGTATCATCCGGGCTAGGGATAAATACGCCGTTTGCAATCGCTTCTTCGCGATCGTGCTCTGCCGCGATTTTCAACTCTGGCGTATCGCCCGACATTTTCCCAAAACCAAAACTTACAGTCGTAGCAGTCATTTGTTCTGCTTTTTCTGCCTTTTCGTCAAGAGTTTCTTCGTCAATTTTGCTTACTACTGGCTCGCCGGCGCGATCAAGCGTCGCGGCGTCATGCCACCACCCTATACCGTCAGGTTTGCCGGCTAGCAGCCAGTTCAGAATACGGCGATTTCGGTTGATGATTTCAGCCATTTCGCCGTAATTGTCGGAATATATTGCGTGCTTTAGCCCGTCAGCTACCGCTGAAATAGCGCGCGATTCGTTTGCCAGCAGCGAACCTGTGAAAGTGCTCGGCAAATCAGTAATCATCCGAACAATCGCGGTGCTCAGACACATTACGCCGTCGTAGTCGGGCAGCACGTCGCCGATTGTTTTGATGTTCCCGGCCGCGATCTCCGACTTTAGCCGTGTTGGATTTTTCGGATTGTGCGCCGCAAAAGTCTCAGCCGACACGACGGCGAAATAAAAACCTAGCGGGCCGACTTCGATTTCGTCGTGATTTTTTGGAGGCCTGCCGCGCGACGCTGGCATGACGGCAATAGGCGTGTGCTGCTTAGTAACCGCGTCAAACGATGTGTAGAGGTACATGAAAGCCTTTCAAGTGATGGGCGTGCATATCTGTATTAATCTAAAAAAGAACCCCGGCGCAGATTGCTTGCCAAAAAGCAAGGTCTGCGCCGGGGCTTGGAGAATTTAGGCAATTTGCGCAACTAACTGCGCTGGATTACCCGATGGCACATATCGAGCACGGCCTTGGCGCGCTCGTATCCGCCGGCTGCGTGCATGAAATCCGCCGCGTTTTCTAGCAGCTCGGACGTGTGCGAGAGCTCGCCGGCTGCCGAGTCGTCGCTGCTGCTGTCAATTGCCGCGCGGGTCTTTAGCGCAGGCCGGCTTTTTGTCGGTTCCTCGTCGTTTGCTTCGGCAGCTACTGGCGTCTTAGCTTTTGCGCCGGCGCCTTTTCTCAGCGCAGGCACGCCCATAGCACGAAGCGTAATCGAGACCTGCGACGCATTCACCTCAATGCCCTTTTTTTCCAGAGCCTCGATGATGTCTTTCGGCCGCAAATCTTTGCCAGCAGCTTGCCTGGCGGCAATCACTTCGCGAATAGAATCAGCTTTTGTTTTTCCACCAGCTTTGGCTTTAGCCATTTTTTTACCCTTTGAATGGGCAGCCTCTGGCAACGACTCGCTCGAATCGTCTGCATCGGCTGCAGGCAACGTTGCAGTTACTGTGACGCTTTCGTCGGCTTCGTTGCCGACATCGGCGTTTTCGTCGTCAGATGCATCTTCGGCATCTTCTTCTTCGTCTTCTTCGTCTTCTTCATCTTCGTCTTCTTCATCTTCGTCGTCTTCGTCGGCGGCGGTATTAATGGTCGCTCGCGCGGCTTTTTGCAGAAACTTTTCGCAGTCAGCTTCGCTGTCTGCGTCGTCTTCCCAGCAACTTTCAGCGCCAGTTAGATTCGTCTGCCTAACCATGTGGCCTCCTTCAAAAATGCAGTCTGCCTAGCGGCAGAACACTGATGGTTAACGCACCATACACGGTGCGCAGGCGAATTTCAACTGCCTGCTAAGATTTTTACGCAATCGTTGTTTTGCGGCTGTTTTGCCTAAGTTTCCGCGGATATTGCCGCAGTCTCGGGCTCAAACGCGAAATACAGCCGGGGTGCGTCCACATACGCGACAGTTCCGCGGATACCGTCTGATTTGCGTATGACGCGCAAAACAAGCTCATCAAAAATAGAAACCGCGAATTCAGATAGCAGTTCTTCCGCATTCCATACAGCGCCGTACTTGGTTTGCAAGTCTTGTCGCACTTCGTCTTCAGGCAGGTTAGCGTAATAGTCGCGCAACCGTGCAGCTAACAGTTGGTCGTCTTTCGACGTGGCCGCGATCGTCATTTATCCTCCTTTGTTGCGGCATTCACTTGTTGAATTTTTTGATTTAGATCCTGTAGCTCTGCTGTTTTAGCGTGCAGCTCTACAACTAGTTCGCCGGCCATTTTGTCGAAAGCCGTTAATTGCGCTACCATGTCTTTGTGCACGTCTACGCCAAACGCCGTAAGCTGTCCCAGCATTTGCAGCAAACCCGCTAAATACGGCGGTGTTTCATTTCGTAAACGGATTAACCCAGTCGGCACATTAGCTAGGCTTGGCGCCCACAACGGAATAAACGCAACAGCCTGCAGTTCCGGCACTTCGCGAATGAGGTTTTCAGCAAACTCGTTCGCTGCTTTGAAGACCTTTATGTCGCAGGGCAGCTCCTCTGTTTCAATCTTCGCTGCCGAGACTGTCGTTTCCGAATTCGACTGGTCTGTCATAACGCATCCCTATTGGAAGTATGCCGTCAATAATATTTGACAGCCTTGTCGCGGCTAGTCCGTAAACGACTACGCGCGCGATTACAGATACAATACTCCCAAACCAATCAGCCGACAAGAGGATTGCGTATAAGTAAATCGGAACATGGTAGCTTTTGCAAAACGGGCAATTAAGCAGTTCTGTCCACAGCCAGGTAATAGACCCAGCTCGCGCGACATCGTTTTTTGCCTGGGCATACGCGCGCCATACCGCGAATATACTGCCGTTGTGCCAGACGTCAATAATCGCGCCCGTGGCCAGCGTTATTGCGACAAAATCAAATGCGTTCATTATTTGCGCCTACGTTGCCGGCGTTTTGCGGCTGTTCCCGCGCCATTAGTCAGCACAAGTCCAAAATAGATCATCCCGAGAACCGCGACAACTCCTCCGAAACCCATTGCAGGAAAGCCGGCGATTGCAGCAATAACGGCTAAACCTGCGTATCCAACAAAAGTCTCACCACCCGAGTTAGAACTCATCGAACGACCCCGCTTTGGTTGCAGCCAAAAAAGTTTGGCTAAACTGGCTTTAGCGTGGGCACTGGGCTATCTTCAAACTAGGGACAACGGCCGTGGTGAGTTCAATTTAAAAGCTCACCACGACCTGATCCCGAGAATTAACTCGTTTTATCAGAGGTGATGAGCTTGAACAGCACTACACAAATTTGCGCTACTCCGAATAAAAATGAGAGCATGCCGTGAACAAATAAGGCAACTACCAGATTTGCTCCGTCCTCGAGCCATTGAAGATCTGCGTCGTTTTTACCGCGATAATAATTTTTTCCGCTGTAGTGACCCATATGCCGTCCAATACTTTGCAGAGTGACGTTCTGCTGCGTGAACAAGCGTTAGAAATACCCGACAAGGGCATTAACGATCTTGTTCAGGAATTGCTCAATATTGACCAGGCAGATGCGCAAGCATTCGGTGCCCGGTCAGCTGTTTTGACGGAACTCGCTAATAAAAAGTTCTTCCCGTCGCTCGAACCGCTGCTGCCGTTGGTGCTTAATTTAAACGGCAAGCCATACACTTTAACGCAGCACTACCCGTTTGCTCCTTTATTCCGTTTACTGATGCCCAAAAACATGGTGCTCAAAACCGGGCGCCAGGTTAGTAAATCGACATCGCTTGCGGCGCACGGTGTAGTGCTAGCGAATTGTTTGCCGTTTTTCAAAACTCTCTACGTAACGCCACTGTACGAGCAGATTCGCCGTTTCAGTAACAACTACGTGCGATCGTTCATCGACCAATCTCCGATTAAGGATCAATGGTGCGGAACAGATACAGAGAACAATGTGCTTCAACGTTCGTTCAAGAACAAAAGCATTATGTTGTTCAGTTTCGCGCTATTAGACGCTGACCGAGTCCGCGGTATCAGTACAGACCGCGTGGTCATGGACGAGATTCAGGACATGGATCCGGATCACATTCCAATTATTCAGGAAACGATGTCCTATAGTCGTTACGCCATTTTGCACATGGCCGGGACGCCAAAAAGTCTAGACAACCCGCTCGAGGGCGCGTACAAGCGCTCGAGTGGTGCTGAGTGGTTTATTCCTTGCGAGTCGTGTCGTCACTGGAACATACCAACGCTCGATCACGATCTAGACGCTATGATCGGCGACTTCAATATTCACATTAGCGAGAAGTATCCGGGCACAGTTTGCGCGAAATGCCGAAAACCAATTAATCCGCGGCATGGGCGTTGGGTTCATCGCAAGCCGGATTTGCGCTGGCAGTTTTCCGGCTATCATGTGCCGCAAATTATCTTGCCGCTCCACTTTGCCGACCCCGAAAAGTGGAGCACGCTGCTGATGAAACGCGAGGGCTTCGGCAACATGACGCAAGCGCAGTTCTACAACGAAGTCATGGGCGAATCCATTGACTCCGGCCAGAAATTAATCACAGAAACCGAATTACGCGACGCAGCTATTTTGCCGTGGGAGAACAAAAAAGAACCCGATCCTGAAGTAACCAATCGATTAAAACACTACAAACATCGCGTAATGGCTATCGACTGGGGCGGCGGGGGTGAAGAAGGAATTTCATTTACCGTTATTACTATTCTTGGATTCGGCAATGACGGCACAATTGATGTTCTGTGGGGCAAACGTATTTTGCTTGGCGCGGAACATCTTGCCGAAGCTGTCGAGTGCATGAAGTGGGCGGACTATTTCAAAGTTGATTACGTCGCTCACGACTACACTGGCGCCGGTACTGTGCGCGAAACAGTTATGGTTCAAGCCGGGTTTAACCTCGACCGCGTTATGGCCGTTAGGCTTGTACGCGCGGCTAGTCAGGACATTATGGTGTTCAAACCGGCGACTGCCCTTAATCATCGACAACATTATTCGTTGGATAAGACGCGATCGCTGCTCTACACGTGCCAAGCGATTAAACTCAAGCAGATCAAGTTCTTTAAATACGACTGGGTGTCGCAAGACAGTCCCGGCCTAATATCTGATTTTCTGGCGCTTGTAGAAAACAAAGCCGAATCGCGACTAGGCGGCGACATCTACACGATTACAAGAAACACACTGCTTAGCGACGACTTTGCGCAAGCTGTGAATTTAGGATGTGCCGCCATTTGGCACATCAATCAAGCCTGGCCCAACTTTGCCGAAATAGCCGGCCTCGGGCGCATCAGCGGACAGCAGGCTGTCGCTGAGAACCCGGAAGATTGGGCAGACGACGACATGGGCAACCGATTTTTCGGTTACTGATTGTTTTCGTACAGTTTTACGACGTCGTC